GACACAGCAATCAACACAGTTTTCACAGCTACATCCGGCGCAGTATTTACTTTCCAAGTCTTGCCAATGTGGCCATCAGCTGGTGGAACTGCACCAGATGCACAAACTGTATCTCTTTCATTCCAAGTTATCGGAGTGCCAACAGAAACCTTTTAATCAATAAACAAACGGGAGCAAACAAATGAAGTTACCAATTACAATTGAATATAACTCAGGTGAGCAAGCAACTTATATTGCCCAACCACCTGAGTGGGCAAAATGGGAAAAGACAACTGGCAACACTATAAGCCAAGCAAAAGAAAAACTTGGAATGTGGGATCTGATGTTTTTGGCTTACAACGCACACAAGCGAGAAGCAGCAGGAAAGCCAGTAAAAGGTTTTGATATATGGATGGAAACAGTCAGCGATGTAATAGTCGGTGATGCAGACCCAAAAGTCATCCAGCAGGAAGCCTAAGCAGATTATTGGTTGAGTTGGCAATTGCCACACAAATTCCAATGAGAGAATGGGTTGAAGCGGAGGACATTTTAACAGCGATCGAAGTATTGGAGGCGAGGCATGGCAAGTGAAACTATCGCATACAATAAAAACGATTTGCGTGATATTTACAAAGCATTCAAACTTATGGATGACCAAGCGACAGAGGAAGCAAGAAGTCAATCTGCTGCTTTGGCCTATTTTGCATCAGAGGAAATTAAGCAAGCAGCTAGAGGTCGAACAAAGGCTGGCGAAGTTGCGCAAAGGGTCGCAGACGGAGTTAGCATCTCTAAATCCAGCAAAATCGGTGAGTTCCGTTATGGTTTCGCAAGACAAAAGTTTTCAGGTGGGGCTACAACGCAAACCCTATGGGGTGGTGTTGAGTTTGGATCTAATAAGTTCAAGCAGTTCCCTGCATATTCAGGAAGGCAAGGCAGAGGTTCGAGAGGGTGGTTTATCTATCCAACGCTTCGCAGAATTCAGCCTGAATTGATTAACAAATGGGAACAGGCTTTCAATCGCATTATTAAGGAATGGGTCTAATGGCAACCGGTAATCGCACCTTAAAGTTATCAATTCTTGCCGATGTTGATGACTTAAAAAAGAAACTAGGCGATGCTGATAAGGCAGTTGAAAGTAACGCAAGCAAGATTTCAGAGTTTGGTAAGAAGGCTGCTTTAGCATTTACTGTGGCTGCTGCTGCTGCGGTTGCCTATGCCGGCAAATTAGCCATTGATGGTGTCAAATCAGCCATTGAGGATGAACAGGCACAACTTAGATTAGCAAGTGCCTTAAAGACCGCCACAGGGGCTACTGATGCCCAAATAAAGGCAACTGAGGAATATATATCAAAGACACAATTGGCGACCGGTGTCGCTGATAATGATTTGAGAAATGCATTTCAGAGATTATCAGTTACCACAAAAGACGTTAATGCATCTCAAAGATTGTTAAATTTGGCGTTAGATGTTTCAAAAGGAACAGGTAAAGATTTAGGAACTATCACCGAAGCATTGTCAAAAGCCTATGAAGGACAAGACACAAGGCTGGCAAGATTGGGCATTGGTTTATCAGCTGCCGATCTAAAGGCAATGGATTTTAACGAAACGCAAAAAGCATTAAGTGATCTTTATGGTGGTGCAGCAGCTAAGAATGCCCAAACTTTCCAAGGCAGAATTGACAGATTAAAGCAAGGATTTGAGGAAGCCAAAGAAGCCGTTGGCGCAGCATTGCTCCCAATAATTGAAAGATTGATTGGTTACATATTTCAATATGGTGTTCCAATTGTTAATAAGTTTCAGGATGCTTGGGAAGTTGTTAAAAAAGCCATTGATGATAACAAAGAAAGTTTTGATGCATTTGTGCAGTTATTGCAAACTGTTGTTTTACCTATTTTGAGTAAAGTCTTTACTTTTATGATTGATGTTGGAGCAAAAGCAGCAGCGGCAATTATCAATGCATTTGGCGCAATTGCTGGGGCAATAACACCAGTTTTGAATTTTATCATTGATGCAATTAATACTGTTATTCGAGGATTAAATTTGGTCAAACCCGGAGCAGATATAGGTGGATTAAACAGAATAGGCAGTTCAGGATCAAGTTTTGATTATCGAGCCGGCGAAAGAGGATTGCCTACTATTTCAACCGCTACTACTCAAACTCAGCCAACTGTTATTAATAACATTTCAGTTCAAGCAATAGATCCAGAGGGTGCTGCTAGAGCTGTGCAAAAAGTGCTTGTAGATAGTTCAGCAAGATCAACACCGACATTTGGTGGGGGATATGGAAACGTGTTTCAATAATGACAATTTGGACACCTGACTGGAAACTAACTGTTGCTGGTGTTGATTACACCAATATTGCAATAAGCGATATTGCCCATCAAGCAGGTCGAACAAATATTTACACTCAACCAAACCCATCTTATTTACAAATATCATTGATTGCATTAACTGGTCAAACCTTGCCATTTGACATTAACGACAGTTTAAGTTTGCAAGTTAAAAACAGTTCTGGAAGTTATGTTACTTTATTTGGTGGCAATGTTACTGATTTGACTGTTGCGGTTGAAAGAACCGGAGCATTGGCAACTGTGGTTAATTACACGATTTTGGCAATGGGCACGTTAGTTAAACTTGCTAAAGAAATTTACAATGACAACCTTTCGCAGGATGAGGATGGAAACCAGATATATGAGTTGCTGTCTAGCGTCCTCCTTGGATCTTGGAATGATGTTCCAGCAGCATCGACTTGGGCAACATATTCTCCAACCGAAATTTGGTTACAAGCTGTAAATCAAGGGCTTGGCGAAATCGATCAACCAGGGCTTTATACAATGTCAAGCCGATCTGCTAATCCTGATACTATTTACAATATTGCAAGTAATATTGCTGATAGCGCATTTGGGTATCTTTATGAAGAACCTAACGGCGATATTGGTTATTCAGATGCAGACCACAGACAGACTTATTTAGCAGCCAATGGTTATGTTGACTTAGATGCGAGCCATGCTTTGGGTCAAGGATTATCAACCATTACAAGATCCGGCGACATTCGAAATGACATTTACATCAATTACGGAAATAACTTTAATTCACAAGTAGTTGCTTCAAGTCCACAATCAATTGCACTTTATGGTTACAAAGCCCAAAGTATTCAATCCGCTATCCATTCGGGTGCTAATGCTCAGGAGGTTGCAGATAGATATATTGCCCAGCGTGCGTTCCCATTACCAGCATTCCAATCTATAACTTTTCCAATAACCAATTCAGAGATTGACAATAGCGATCGGGACAACCTTTTAGGTGTGTTTATGGGTCAGCCGTTAAACATCCAAAACTTGCCAACACAGATCTCAAATGGAGTTTTTGAGGGATATGTCGAGGGATGGCGTTGGAGCACTAGATTTAATGAATTATTCCTAACCATCAACCTTTCACCGGTGGCATTCAGCCAAGTGGCGATGCGCTGGAATACTGTGCCAATTACCGAGGCATGGAACACAATTGATTCAACTTTAACATGGGAATACGCTACAATCGTAGCCTGATAATAGGAGAAAAATGGCAACTACTACAAATTACAGCTGGAGCACTCCAGATGATACAGCCTTGGTCAAAGATGGCGCAGCAGCCATTAGATCACTTGGCACAGCGATTGACACAACAGTTTTCACAAATGCCGGAGCAGCAATAGCAAAAGCCACAGTTGATGCAAAAGGTGATTTGATTGCAGGAACAGCTGATAACACAGTTGCACGATTAGCCGTTGGTGCAGATAACACAGTTTTAACTGCTGATTCAACAACTGCAACTGGTTTGAAGTGGGCTGCTGCTGCTGGAGGTGGAAAAGTATTGCAGGTAGTAGAAGGAATATTAAGTACCTATGCGGCAACTTCATCCACTACTTTTGTAGATACAGGATTGTCTGTTAGTATTACACCGAGTTCAGCCACAAGTAAGATTCTCATTTTTGCTACATTATCTAGTGTTGAGAAACGAAGCGGTAATAATAATACTGCGATGGAAGTACGATTGATGCGAAATAGCACATCAATTTTTAATTCAGACAGAAATGCTTTTACAGGTTCAAGTTTGACTTTGAATATTGGTACAGTAACATTAAATAAATTAGATAGTCCAGCAACAACATCTGCCATTACATATAAAGTGCAAAACAAAAGCCTTGTATCTGGACAATTCGTGGATATAAATGTTTATGACACTGTGAATGATGTTGATTCAACAATTATTGCAATGGAAATAGGTGCATAATGGAATTCAAAAATGTAGCAGAAGCGATTTTATTTATTAGGCCAAACGCAGTATTTTCTTTGAGAAACAATCAAATAGAATGGCTTGATGAAAACCAAACAGAGCCAACAGAGGCAGAAATCAAAGCAGGATGGGTTGCTTGTCAGGCAGCACAAAAAGCCGAAGCCGAAGCGAAGGCTCAGGCTAAGGCAGAGTTACTGGAGCGTTTAGGCATAACTGCCGATGAGGCTAAATTACTCTTAGCATAATCTTGAGGAATTGTGCCGATGAAACCCTACCTATCTAAAGCAGCTGTGCAATTACGGGAGCAGATCGATGATTCCTTCCCAGAGCGTAGCCGTAAATCTGATGGGTGGATTGGTGATGCTAGACATAGCACACGAAAGAGCGATCACAACCCAGAC